ATTACAACTTGCAATAAGGACACATGCTCCATTATGTTCATATCAGCCTTATTTATAATTTAGGTACACGTACTTTTTGAAAAAAATTATTACCCATTTAAATAAAATATCATATATTAATATAAATATTAACTATTACCGCAACGTCCCAGATAATAAAAAACATCACAACATCGATATACCAATCGAACAAATGATTTCACAACATTGTTAAATATCATTTGTCAATTAGTGCCTAGTTAGTGTCAACTAATGCCAACAAAAAATTTTTCTTTTAATTCTTTTAAAGCAACTAATTGAGAGCCCAGCATGTTATAATACAATCACAGTGAAGGGCAAAGTCCAGTACAGCCGCAAACGGCCCTGAGAGGCGCTATAAGGCGTTCCACAGCACAGCAAGTATAAACATACTAGTAACCGCCTAAAACGTCTTAGAAGGGCAAATATGAAGAAAAGGGAGACACTAAATGGATGATTTTAAGAGTATAAAAAGCAATATAGAGGTAGAAGTCCGATATAGGCACAATAATGAGATTTCACATATATACAAAAATGTTTTAGCTATAGGGTACGACAATGATTCTTTCTATATTTACTTAGAGGATGATGAAGATGCAGTTATGATACCAAAGAAGATATATGGAGCAGTTATAACTGGTGAAATATGATGAAAATAAAGTAAAGGCAGAAAGAAGGGATAATCATGAGGCGTTACATCAACATAACAGGGCGTATAGTAGTAGAAGCTCGTGACCGACATACAAATGAGGTTTTATGGACTTATGAGGATGTCACATCGATAGACCATGATAAATACTATTTTTATATTTACATGGGGCACGTTGATGGCCCAGTTAAGCTTTCCAAAACGAGTTACAGGATTGGCATAAGAGGTGAAATATGACAAATTTAGAACTTTTAATAAGTTTTAAGCACGAATTAATATGTCGTTTTTATGAATGGGATGACGTAAGGGTTAATAGAGACAGGTTAATTGTTTATCATAGCGATGGAGAGTTAACTGTATTTGTGGGAAGAAATTATAGTTATACAATCATGGAGGTAAAGAATGACGATTACTTTACTGCCCTCTAGAGTAGAGGAAAGAACTAAAACCGATAACTGTTTAATTAAAGTAATTCCTGACGTTGTTTACCTGTCAGATATTTACAATGATTTGATAGGTGTTCTTAGCACAACTGGTGAAATCACGGAATTCAATCTAGACACCACAGACCTATATCTATATCACGAAAATTTTGAGATTCGAGTAAGACGAAAGGGGAAGATATGAAAGAAATAGTAAATTACGAAATGTCAATCCTAGATACAGGGTTCGGAATATCTTTCAATTGCAACGGTAAGGAAATAGGGGTTTTAGACTATGAAACCACAATAGAAACAATCCTTACCCCACAATGGGTGATTGATGAAATTAACAGGGTGATAGAGGAGCGTTTAAGAGGTGAATATGGGTGTTGAACATATAAAAGCAATGGTAGACAAGTTGATAGACGCAGACAAAACGCCCAACACGTATAAAAAAGCGTTGCATGAGATAAATAATCAGTATAAGAAGGGGTTGCTTACTGACAGTGAGCACAGATTAGCTATAATATATATGATGGAAAGGAGATTGAGCACATTAGGGTTAATATGAGGCAGATGAAATTTCCCGAGAACAATATAGTTACGCTTTAAGAAGTGTTAATCTCTATTTTAGATTAAAAGACGAGCAATAATTAAAGCCCCCTTTCGGGGGCTCATTTGTTTATTTAATATAGAAAACAGGGTACTGAAATTGGCTGGTCATGTTGTTCACGGCATTCACGAACTGGCAGATATTACCTTGATATATTGTTGAACCTGTTGGAGCCCAGAAAAGATATGAAAAGAGATTACCAGTTGGAACGCCCTGTGGAATATACCCGGGTAACGTACCGTCAGGCATTGGGCCATAAGTATTAGGGGTAATAAGTTCGCCACCATTTGCGGCCAATGGCCAACTACGGTCAGACGCATTATTATATCTTGCCTGTGATGTTGAGCTAGGCAATGGAAGCGGTTCTCCGTTTGTGATAAAACTGTTTGAGGTTTGAGGTAGCATGATGGGGTTTCTAATAAAATCAGCAAAAAAACTCCCTTGTCTGTTGCTAGCTCCCGCACCATACACTTGGCCCAGTGCTTTAGGTAAAACTCTATTTGAATTTGAGACATAACCCCCATCAAAGAGGAAAACAATAAGATTTAATATTAAGGAAATATGGTCTATATTTAGATAATAAGCATTTTGAAGTCCGGGAATTTCTCTTGTTGAGGGGGCAGTTTTAATAACATTCGTGTTATTTGCGAGCGAAGCGTTTGGGCCACCCGTGGCTAAACCATTGGAGGTTAAGACATTCTCCCCAATAGCTATACCCCGATAAACTTTATTATCTAACTTAAATGCGCGATGGCAATTATTATCTTCAGGGGTATCTAATCCAACGTAGCGAGTGCCATTTCCTGTAGAAGATACCCCCCTACAAGCTGGAATATATGTGCACAACACAGCGTCTAAAGAAGCCAAACTTTCACCTGAGTCAATCAATACCCACTCTAGGGAATTATTAGTAGTAGCACCACCAAGCAATTTCCCTTCTTTACTAACGGCAACGGGCACAATAGTGTTTGAAAAAATCTCGCCATATCTTATTGCGGCGGCTCCCACCTGTGCATTACTAGCAATCCTTGTTGAACCATCGTTAAACAAGAAATCAGAAGATATAGACATATCCCATATAGGCATTGGAACAATTTCCTCCGGCATCAACTCCACTGCCCCATTATACCCCTCCAGGCTCGAGATAGTCTCAGTAACCTCAAAATCCGCTGTAGAATTGCGCATAAACCAATTCCCACGGGCCCAAGGTATAAAGGCGAAGTTACTGTTCTGGTAAATATTGGTAGATTTCTCAGTAACGACAGGAGGCTGAATCTGTATTTCCTGATACTCGGAAGCGTCAGAAAGCGTGACAGTAAGCTTCGGAATAGAAAGGGAAGCGGAGGTTGTTTCCTGGTCGTTAGTGACGGTAGCGGTAGTGGTATCGACAGTTGTATATATTATAGAGCCAGATATAGATGAGGGGATATACTCAGTCGTGTCAGACGTACGGTTCTTAGAGGGCAAGAGGTTCGCGATTTTGGCCTCAACGATATAAGTACCAGCTACCGGTACAGAACACTCCCACACCGCCGTTACGGACATATTATGCGTCTGAGAGAAACCGTTCGGGCCTGTTACCTGATACAGTGATTCTTCGACAATAGGCAAATCAGAGTTATTAGTGATGGCGATTTTATACTGGCGTTCCGCCTGAGTGAGATTCAATGTGTACTGTTTCACATCGTCAACAGTCACACTCTGAGAAGTCTCCTGGGCCTGGAAGGAGGCGCTAACACGCCAAGCGCCATAAGCGTTCAGGTTAAGATACAGCACTCCACTTGCCGGCACAGTGCCGCTTCGAACGGTACTGCCCTGTACAGCGGTGACAGTGGCGCTGGGGTTAGCGGTAATAACAAGCTGCGGAAGAAGGCCGTAGGCTTCGGCAGGCGGGTCATATTCGGCAATAAAATCGTCAACATGCTTAGTATATTCGGTGATTGTCTGATTGGCGGTATCGATAAAATTCGCGACATCGGTAGTAGCCTTAGTGATAGCGGCGTCCTGCTGGGCGAACTTGGCGGCAATCTGGTCGAGGACGTTCTGATTGTTATTAGCAATCTCCTCCCGCATGTCGGCGATTGCGTTATTAAGCTGTGCGGCCATATCCTGGAGCTGTTTCTCAAAATCCTTAATTTGTGGGTCTACAGGGAACATAAGGGCCCAATATGAATCACTCCCCCCCTTAGTTGGTGGGGTATTTACAGGGACAGGCTGTCGGGAGACGTACACACCGGAATTTTCATAGGACACCATAGAAAGGGACTCATATTCCTTTAGGGGGTCATACTCTCCCTCCGGAGACACGACATAACGAGCGCCGATATAGACATTGTCTTTCAAACTTATCATCTCCTATAAAGTTTTGAACTAGCGAATACCCTCTCTCATCTCAAGTGAAAAGTTAGAGTAATTACGCTTGTTTATACGGTCAGTAAGGGGCTGAATATCCATCCAAGTTAATTCAGCGAGAGGGCATATAACGGTGTATCCCGCAAGAAAAGCGGGGGGCATATCTTCGAGGCGGATGAGCTCGTTGAAGTTTTCCATATAGCCTCCTTAGTATGTTAAAACAAGGTGATTATATAGAGGTGACGTAGGGTCTGTGATGGTGGAGAAGGTTAGGAACCTCCAGGTCTCTGGGATATAAGCGGCAAACCGGCCGTCGTTAGTGAGGCCAAAGGAAACGAACTTTACGATATCCGAGACGAAATTCTTGAGGTTATCGTCGATATACGTTTTGATTGAATCCAGGTACAGGTCAACATATTCGCCGTTCTTGATAGCGTTTAAAGTGCTCTCAAATTCTCCCAGAGTCTTTTCAACTTCTGCCTGAAAAGCGTTCTGAGACGCTTCCAGGTCAGCTTTTGCCTGTTGTAGTTCATTGTTTACCCCCTCCTGGAATCTGGCGTTTTCCTCCTCGTATGCCTGGAGCTTAGCCTCAACGTCAGCTTTAAACTCGGGCCAGAGGGTGCTAGAAATGTTTTCGTACTCATCCATCCTTTCATCAAGCTCGCATATTTCAGTTGAGAGCTTGTGTATGTAGTCGGTCAGTTTGCATACAACTTCATAATATGACAGAGATTCGTCATAAACAAGCGGTATAACCTTCTGACAGAAGAAATGGAAGTGGTCTCGAAACTGGCATGTCATTTAATACACCTCCCAATAAAGTTTTGCGGTACTTTGTAGAACGCCATCTACCAAAGCCCCATAAACAGGTCACTAAGGTCGTTTATTATCATCAAAGGAATCTGGAGCAGACTGTCGCGGTACTGATTGATAAGCTCGGTATAAGTCCGTCCCCCCTGCAGTCCGGACTTATGCCTCTTAGAACTCTCATTATCGCTATGCCTGTTAGAATCCTCAGAATGCTGCGTTGTAGAGCCGTTAGATGAGCCACTGTTCTCTCCCCCACCGACGTTGTTGGTCTTGCTCCCATTTGTTCCGGCCACCTGGGAAGTGGCGTAATCTAGGTCGTGGGAACCGCCTATCACAACCTGGGGGAGGTCTGAGGTGACGCTCGAGTTAGTGCCATGCTGCTCATTATCATCATGGGTAGAGAAAGTAGAGTTATCGCTTGTTTCCGATGAGCCGTTAGCGTCATGGGTGTTGTTAAAATCCCCCGACCGTTCGCTTTCATAGGTCTCCCATATATCTACATCCTGCAGGTAATTATATTGCTTCTGAGTTGTCTTCCAGAGGTCGACATAGTAGGGCATTATCTCACGGAGTTTTGTACGGAGCTGAAGCTTCCATTGTCCGACAGTTTCAAATCCTATCTCCCGCATATAATAATGCTGGAGTATAAGTTCCTCAAGAGGCTGACGGTCTTCCTCCTTCCAGATAGGGAAGGGGAAGTTGAATATTTTCGGAGTGGCCTCAGCGATACGCTCATCAATACTCCCTTCTGAGGAATTAACCTCAACGATACTTCTTATTTCGGTTGTAAAGTGGGCCATTATTCACCCTCCTCAATAGTAACATCATCCGGGGAGGGGCCGGTCTTATCCCTCCAAAGGTCTCCCCCGCCGAACGCTGAGTTTACGAGGGTGGGAAGCTCGGAGTTGAAGTTTACGGAAATATTGAGGCCGAACATTTCGTTTATTTTGTCCGCCGCCTGTTGCCGAGCGTTAAGGCCGGTTCGCCGCTGCATTTCTACTGTTCCGTAGTTTGAGCCCACCTCGTCAGCTACCATGCGTTCCTTTTTATCCTGATTGGAATTCTCTATACCGAGAATAGAAAGATACTCGTTAAAATAGTCATGTTTGATATTTATGAGTTGAGGGGCGACAAGAGGGGCGTCTGTTTTAATAGCGGAAATAGTATCAAGTCCAGCGTCTTTGTTCCCCATAATAAAGGGCTGATTGCCGTCATACTCCATATAGAGGTTTAGAAGCGTAAGCCGCTGATTTTCTGTACCTTCTATTAAAACAGGTGTCCTTTGGGCTTTAATGTTCACGTCAATAACCCGGTCGATTTGAGATAGCCGCATAGCGTATAGCTCGGTCGCGTCTTCAAACCCCGTATGGATATAATTATTATAAATGATAACTGAATCCATATTATTACATGGGACGTTATACCCATTAGCGGCATAGACTCTCCTATAGATGGGGTTATTATACACATCAAATTCACCCTCTAGGCTCGCTGTAAGGGCGAGGTCAACCCCCAGAACAGGGTCTCTCATCCAGACGGCATACCCCATAGAGAATAGCGTGAGCTCCAGAAACCGCTCATCGACGCTATCCGGGAGATTCTCCCATTTGAACCGAGATATAGCGAGGTCTGTAAGGCGGTCGAGCCAAAGCCGGTATGTTGAGGCGTTTAGGACAGCGGAGTTTTTAAACTCTGTAAAGTCCCGGCGCTTACGCCCGTTAAATTTTCTTGGCATTTAGTTCACATCCTTTATTAACCTGGTGTCACAATACGGTTATCCAGCGTGTAATTACCTATATCATTCACATGCCAGAATGTTACGCCGTTATTGAGTATATCTTCCATTTTTCGGGCTGCGTAGTCGGGTACATCGCCTTTAACAATAGCGTTCTTTGTTTCAACGTAATTCCAGGCGTTTCGTCCTCCGGTGTTTGGGTTCTTTACCCTATGAGTCGCGTACCCAAACATACTGAAATACTCATCTATTATTCTAGCATATTCTTCACGAATTGTACACCTGTAAAACCAAAAATCTTTTACTTGATTGGCAATTAATGAGGAGTTCCCTGCCGCTCCATGGCCCTGGGGAGGTAATGCCTCTGTGGCCTTGACTTTCGCGACGGTCTGCGCGATTGAAAGGGCGGAGCCCACAGCGCCCCCAAAGTTACCTGAAAGTAAATTTGCTACTCCCGAAAAAGCATTACCCATTGTGGTAATAGCTGTAGAGCTTCCATTCTGGGCAAGCCATGCCTTATAGGTATCCGTAGCCCACGCGCACTGTGGGAAACCGTCCATTGTTATCTTTTCGTTCCAATTTTGTTCAATGCCTTTATAATTTATAGGTACGCACATTGCGGTGGGGTTAGGTGACATATCGCATGAAATATTAAAATTACACCCTGGGACATCTTGTTTAAAGTACTCATATTGAAAATTAGCGGTAACACCCGCAAGGTTCGTGCAATAAAGAAAATTATATGGGTATGTTAAAAGCTTACGGTTTTTAGGACGATACCCGTCAATAGTATCGGTGACACTATTTCGGCGAGGCACAACAAAATTTTCTGTGTGGGCTTTAGACGCGCCCTGGGACTGCACAAAGCGTGTGGGAAACATTGTAATACTAACTATTGCGTCTCCCTTTGAGTCGCTTACAAGGTCATCTATAACTTTATTTAGGTCATCAGGAATCTCAAATTCTGTCATATACAGTCCAGAATAAATACCCGCATACATTCCCCCTGCCGTATCCACGCCAAATTTGTCCACAGTGGCACTCATTAGCATACTTAGTTGTACAAACATACGAGTATTAGTACCCTCGCTAAATGTGTATTCCCCCAGTTCAAGGTTTTCTTCCATGAGGTTATCACCAGGCTCATCACGAAGGGCATGTTCACGAACAACAAAGCAAGGCTGAAACTGAAAGCTGTGTTCCCATGTTTGGTATATGTCGATTTCATAGTCAAATTCACACATATTGACATTCACATAGCGTATAGCTGTAATAAATGCGTATATCCACTTCTCAGAAAAATTGGTGTTTTGAAAGGCGACGTAATTACAATCAAATATGTCGGCCACATTACAGGGAATGCGCACGGGCTGTCCCGGCCGTATAGGTGCTGTATGATTATACTGATACACTACAGGGAATGTCATTTTATTTCGAAGGTCATCGCCGGGGTATTTCCTGAGATTCTTATAAGAGTTATTCCATGGTACGCCTTTATATAAGAAAAGCCATCCTTGGGGTGTTATAGGTATTATCTCATGGGGCTGATCAGTTTTTGACATATATTCACCACCTGATATTGATATAGGCGGGTATTTTATTATATACCCGCCTACACCTATATTTTCAGAGCATCCTTTTACTCAATAATAAGAATCGCGGTCGCTGTCTTTGTGGGGTCGGCTACGCTTGTAGCGGTCACAGTCAGGCTTCCCTTTTTCTCCTTACCGGAAACGGTAACGACACCCCGGTTGTCAATCTTAGACACGTTAGAATCTATAGTCCAGGTTACACCCTTATTTACCATAGGCGTGCCGGTAACAGTAGCGCTGAACTGTGTCTGGGTGTTCTTCTTCGCGGTACCCTGCGCCGGTTCCACAGTCACCGCTGTGACGGTCTGCGGGTCGCTTGTCAGCACAATCGCTGTATTGAACGGAGAAGAACTAAAGGTCTTCCACACATGGTAGAAGTGATTGAAGTAAAGGCCCTGGGCGTTCTTCTGAGCGTCCATGAAGTCCTCGTTATCGAATATCATGAACCAGTCCTTATCAATAAGGAGGGCCTGGATTGTGGAAAGCGCGGTCTGTTCCTCCTCAGTAAAGACCTCCAAGGACCCGTCATCAAATATAAGATTAGCAAGCCTCTTGAGTTCGGGGGCGGTAAATTGGAAGTTATTAACGCCGATTGTCCTGCTCAAAAGCTCTGCCTTGTCAAGGTTATAAGCACGGGCCAGAGAACCTACATCGATGATAGAGCTAAAGGCGTTAGAAAGGATAAGGTACTGGGAAGACATATCGGAGTAGGTGCTAACACCAGCGTAGTTATAATTAGTGCTCATATACTGCACATCCTGGGACAACATGCGGAGAGAAGAAACTATCTGGTCGGCGTTCTCCAGGGTCGCGACAGGTATGGTGCGGGTCGCCATATGCCCCGAGAGCGCGTTCTTCGCGATAAGATACTTCATCATCAAGAACTCGTCATAGTTCGCGGCAGTGTAGAGGGTTTCAATAATCTTAGATATAAGATTATTGAGGCCGTCAAAGGTGAGGAACGCCATGCGAAGCTCACTCCGGCTGATTGTCACCTTATAGAACTTCTGATAGTTCATGGTATGGAATGCCGCTCTCACGTCCGGGAGCTCACGCTTATATACCTCAGTCTCGGCCACCTCAGGGTCAAACTGATGCGCGGAGGCAAGGTTTACAAAGACCTCCTCTACTGTCTCACCAAGTTCCATAAAGCCACGTTTAAACGCGCCCCATGAGTTGCGGTACAGCCGGGAAGATATAAGAGTATACGCTATCCTGTTTACCAGCTGGTCAAAGAAAGCGTTAGTATGGGCTTGATATGAGGTAACCACCTCGCCAATATCACGTAGACGCTGGAGAGCCCGTTCTTTACTTACAGGCTGTCCGTCCACTATCTGCCCCTCAGCATAGGCCACAGGTACAGCGGCGGCATATGCGCCGCCGATATCATTACGAATTGCGTTTAGCGCGTTTACGCTGTCGATGTTAGTATCAAGTTTCTTAGGTTTAGTTGCCATTTATTCTACCTCCTTAAATAAATCATCTATTGTCACGTCAGTCGGGTTGCCGGGGGCCCCAACATGAGTCTCAGCAATAACTACACCCTCAGCTTCGTCCGTGCCATGGTCTTCTGCGTGTGTCACTCCACCAGCGAAGAAATTCTGCTTATACCTGGCAACAAGGTCGTCATACCTGCCCTGGAGTTCACTCAGCTCATTTTCGGCGGTGGACTGTTTAAAACTTACTTCCACCTCATCGGCCTCCTCATCCCATGGCTCGGCTACGCTCCCAAGAAGCCGGTCACGCTCATCAAACTCATCACGAAGATACCCTAGGTCAGCCTCCATAGCGGAAGACATCCCGCCGGTCTCCATAATGCGACCGAGAATATTGTGTATCGCTTTCTTAGTCCGCATTCATTCATTCATCTCCTTTATAATTGTTTTAGGTAATATATAAATTTCATCCGCTTTCTCTCCGGTTTCGGAGGTTCCGGCGGTTCAGGGGGCGGTATATAAGTTTCAGGGAGATATAAAAACCCTTGCACATAGCCAAAGCTAGGCCACCCGGATTCTGATTTATAATCAGGCGGCACAAGGGTTTGTAAATAAAAGTATGACCCTCCCCACGCTGAGTTAGAAGTGACTATGCTGCCGTCACCGTTTATTTTTTCAACGACGGCTACATGCCCACCGCCATCTTCATCGCTATAATAAAAACATACGATAGCCCCCAGCTTTGGCGTACTACCATGGGGGATACCTCTCTCGACCCCAATATCCCACCAAGTGTTCGCGTTGCCAAGGGAGAGGTTTGTAGGCTTTTCCCCAGTGATTTCATACCATCGACCATAGGCATAGCAAGTACAGTTAGGGAGTCCGTACCCTGACAGGTAGAATGGGTTATCACTGTAATAATACTTGCTCCCCTCCATCCCTGCTGTGTCAAGCCTGGGCACATACACAAAACCGCTTGCAAGGTATGTATACCATTTCTGTGCCCTCTCTGCCCTATCCGGCTGATTTGGGTCTGCCGGTCGTTCATAGTTTGCGAGAAAGGCCATCGCGAGCCAACCAGGGTCTTTATTGGAAAACGCGAATTCCTTAAATGAAATAGGGTATGAGCTTGTTTCTATCCAAGTTACCTCTATCTCGGGGTGCTCCATCTCCTCTACAATCTTTTCACACTGAGCGTTACCGTCCGTGAGTTCATACCCGTGCTCACTAAGCCAGTTTGTTATGCGAGTGTATGGAGTCCACTGTACAAGGCCATAACCTTTATATTCAGGCTCTCCCCAGGGCTCTAAATCACCCCAAATACCGGGGGAAAGGGTAGACTCCTTTTCCATATTGCCTGCCATAGCGGCTACTGCGTTTAGCGTCCAGCCAAGGGGTTGGAAGTAGTTCCAAAGAAGCTGAGCGTTATTTTGCATTTCACTTTCGCTAAGATAGGCGTTTTTGGTGATCCATTCCGGGGCTTTCGCTCCCGCCCATTTTTGCCAATCAGCCTTAGTGCCATCAAAATTATCAAGGTCAAAGGGGTCTCCCTGGTACTGCCAGAGAGTCCACTTATTCCACGAAGGGCCGATTTCAGGCTCGCTTACACCCCACTGGGCTATCCATAGGGGGTACTTCGCGGCGACACTATCATATTTATTAGATTGTATCTCACCCGCGAATGTGTAAAAGAAACCCGTAACCCCGGCCTCTTTTTTAAGTGTGTCAAGAAATTCGACACACCATGAGGCCGGATACGAGACGGCCTCACCCTCCCAGTCCAGAGCAAGAATACATTTACCAAGATATGGCTTCACACATTCTATCATCGACCGGGCTTCAGCCGCCCCGGTATTTCCGGTGTTAGGGTATGCGTAGTGGTAGAAGCCTAGAAGTTTACCCTTGTCGAGGACGCGCTTGGCATGTATATCCATCTTCGCGTCCTTCTCGCCCACCCCATAGCTGGAACGTACTATAACAAAGTCATATGGGTCGATATTAACGTCAGCGGCTTGGAATTCGGATATATCGCACCCTTTCAGCATTACTTTTTATAACAACAGCTGGAAGTGTCTTCCATTCGCTTAAGGAAACAGGCCATTTCCTGGCGTGTGACAAATGACTGGGGGTGTAAATCCCCTTTACCGTCTCCTATCATAATCTGCCTATCCTTTGCCCATTCTACATCCTCTTTAGCCCAATTAGATACATATTTCTTACCCTGCTTTTCAAGCCATCTACCCATAAACTCCCCAAACTGAGCGTCTGTCATTTCATTTACCTCCACTAAAGCATTAACTTCACTACAGTACTGCGATATCCTGTTAAAAAACCAATCCCCCGGACAAGATTTGTTGTCAAACCACCTGTGACATGAAACATTCTGAACGCTTGGCCTCCCGAAATACTCACTAGTGCCCATCCATCGGAGAGACTTCATGTTGTACCTCTGTACAATATCAGCTGAAAGCTTTATGAGGCTCTCCCATACCTTTTCATTAAATGCGTATGGGTGTGTCGCGTCGCTTGCGCACTCAATCGTAATCGCCCGTTGGTCGTTGGAATTCGAGCTGGTACACCAACTTCTATATTCTTCTGGGACTATACAAATAATCGTACCGTCAAACCCTATAGCGTAATTACAGCTAGCCTGCCGTGTCTTATCCTGGAACAGATGTCCTAATGAATCCGCCGCCATCTGCCCAACTACACAGTGGGGTGTGATAGTATCTATTGCGTGTGTGCGTTTTCCTGAATGACAAGGAGAAAACATCCGAAGGGTCGCGAGCTTACTCACTATCGCCATTGTCGGGAACCTCCTTTAAAGAATATGTAATTCGCTCAGTAAGAATAGCGAGGGCCTCAGTATTATTAGCGACGACCTCCTGTTGGTCTTTTATAAGCATGTTGTATTTCTGCTCAATGTTCCCCACCATCGCCATGAATTTATCTAGGGTATACTTACAGTACCAACCCATAAACCCACACGCCGCGATTGGAAATCCTACGCTTGACACAATATTAGCGAAATCCATGATTCTCCTCCTATAACACTTTTATTAAGTATGGCTCAAGCTTCGATTTTATTGACATCGATTCATAAAATAACTGCTCTTGCCTTGCCGCCGCTTTAAAAAGCTTAATATACCCATCAAAATCCGGGCGGTAATACGGAAAACCGTCTTTATAACCGTCTCTTACTAGGGAAAACTTGATACTGTATTTGCTGTCAATCGCTTCACTAAATATCACTTGCCTCGCGACAGCGTCACTGAAACATGAAAAAACACCGTCCGGACAATGTATTGTGCACCGGTACATCGCATTCGGGCCAAGCTTCTGTATCGGTTGGTAGCCATCATCTCTGTATTCACCTGATACAGCGTAATCCCCGTAACGTGTACCGGTTGCCGCTTTCAAAAACCTGTTTTCCTTCCTTTTCTCCAAAAGCGCGGGTTTTGGAATTGCCCTTTGAAAAAGTGACACTTTATTCTTCCAGATATCTCCTGGCTCAATGTCCCTCAACCTTCCCGGGAGACCAAAAAGAGGGTATAAATGATATGGGTTATAATAACTTGTATTATTACCCATGAAAAAGCATTTTACCCTGTCTTCTTCCCTGTCTATTGTATGATATAGATTTACAAATAGCTCAGGCTCTTGATACCCGTTTATATACCTAGCTGTCCCATCCTCTATTGTGTATTCATCAAATATCATCCAGCAAATCTCAGGGAACGACCGCCTTTTGAGTTTAACTACCTCAGTAAGCGCGAAGCACCACGCTATGGTCTCGCTTTCATACAGCATATTCTCCGAAGAATAAGCAAAATCAAGATTTTTAAACTCATTTTTTACAACCTTCGCGACCGCTTGTTCCAAAACACCGGCCTTTTTCTCGTCCTGCGTCCTTACTATATACGCGAACTGTTCACCTTTATCAAGGGCCCGGCGTATCAGCCATTTTAAACAAGAGTAAGTTTTCCCGATCGACCGTGGCCCATTGATAAAGTTGAATATCCGCTGGAACGGGAGAACCTCCACCGGACTCCAGTACATATCGCTTGCGTTTGTCATATTATCACCCTATAGAAAATGGAAGATATAACAGGGCGAAAAACCGGGATTTCCCACCCATTCACGACGACTCTTACTTAAAAGAGGGTTGCACGCCAGTGAAATTAATCGCGCCTTGAAAACCTTCCATTAAGTTTATTATATTACCTTTAAAAACTTTTGTCAACCTTTATTTTAAACTCTGTGGGTTTCAGCACAACACCACCCCGCACGGTTTTGTGCTGTAGCTTACCGGTATATACCGCCCCCTCATGGAAGTTTTCCCATGTAACCTGGGTCTTGCAGTCGCTTGATAGCCCCGCACATTTGACAATGAGGTTTTCCCCTGTGTCTTCAAGATATGTCTTGGGGCGAATATATCGCGCTCTTATAAATGAAAGCTCCTTGTCCCATGCCCCAAGCTTTGTAGGGTGCTGTTCAATAAAATCAGGTATTTCATCACCCAAAAGATGGAGGCTGTCTGTATCAATGTATAAAAGCCGGTCATATAAACGTTGTCCTAAACGTATGACATTATCTCTAGCTCTCGCGGTTATATACATCCCCATGGGGAGGTACTCTAGCCTCATGTTTTCTTCTTCAAGCTCTCTGTAGCGAACTATTCCATCCTCTAACACCGGCTCCTTGCAAGCCCCTACACCACGCTTCGCGAATTTGCCATAAGCTGAATTCAGCATAAGCTTCGCAAGTGTTCTCAAAGCGTCATTTTTGTCAATACTCGCTTGCTCTTTTATGGCATACCAGTGCTCCACAAAGGGGCGTAGTATCCCCTCCCGGGCCCTAAATTTCCACCCGTCAAGGTACTCTATGTCCGCCTCATAGTGTTCTTTGAATAACTCAAGGTCAATATTGGTCAAGGTAAGCTCTACTATCTCCCCGTTGGTAGTTGTTAAGTATTCAACAGGGTTAAACCCAATTGTGGATTTAAGTTGAATGGTCGGCAAATACCCTTCCTTTACATCAAAGGAGCAACGTATGCGTGCCACATATAACGGCATGTTTGGGTCGTCCTTATATTCGCCATTATAATGTACAGGTTGCCCATAAGGTAAAAGGCCGTTTGCCATTTCAGAAGGATACATACTGTTACGGTCAAGGACTATGCCCGAACCTACATCCCCATTTTTACCTTGGGGGCCCACAATAGTGTAACCCCCCTTATAACCCTTACGTAAAATATGGTCGAGCCCTTCATCAAGCCTTGGAAATAAAACCCCCCACTCTTTTCCTATCATCTCCTTTAAATTCGTATATGCGTTGGAGGCCGCTGTGATTTTCCTGTGCCCTTGTGTAAATATATACTTTAAACCTCCCGCTAAAATGTGCACATCGCGATATAAGTAATCCCATTCTTCTTCTGTCGGTTCATACCCCTTTGGATGGGGTTTATCATATTCAATTTCACCCTTGCTTTCAGGAAGCCCAAACATCTTTGGCATAGCTGAAATAGGGAAGGGGAGGATTTTGAGACTGTCAATGATTTGATGCAACTTTCCACCAAGTTTAGTTGTTATAGTGTAAAACACATTCATGTTTGATATCAGCGCTCCAAATTCACCCGCACTCATGTGCAGAGTATCCTCGGTATATTTGAATCCTGCGTTTAAAAGCCAGTCTATGATAAACCCCCCATCAAACTTTAAGTTGTGAAAATATAAGTTCTTCTCTGGCACTCGAGCTAGAAAATTAATGAATTCCTCAATGGTCTTGCCCCTACGGTATTCGCCTGTTTCTATATTCTCCGCTCCCCAGCACCAAACACGGCAGTCATTCTCATCGTTATTTGTTTCAAAGTCACATGCCCATCCATAGGCGTTTGCCCCCTGTTGCCGTTTCTTTTTCTTTACGGCCCTAGCTTCTTTCTCCATTCTGATACCAGCCTTTCAGCATAGTCAACAGCGCCAGGGTCGCTCCCAACGTCCCTTGCTAGACCCTTAAGGGTATAGTAGTTCATGTCTATATTTGTAATACTGTATTCATCTGAAACCGCTTCTATTAACAGTTTATAAGGCGCGTTCTGGAATTTGTCAGCAAGGTAGCTGTAACCCGGCAAATACTCCATCCAAGCAATGGAGTCTAATAAATGCCGCCGGAAAACACGCTCTTTTTCATCCATAAATTCCTTCGTGGCCATAATCTTATAGTTGCGAAGAAGACGATTGAACTCCTCTTTTGTCTTAACATCATCCCAGCTCTTTGTTAATGGGGCATATTTAAACTCATCCACGTGCTTTGTGTTACGTTGACCTTTAACATATGCCCATCGCAAAAATTCCCGGTTTTTGTTGGCCGCGCGACGAGCATAATTAAGTTCACGCTTTTCATATGCTGTAAGCGACACACCATATTTGTTTGTTGATACCTTTTCCGCGCCAGGTCGAAGGAAACGACCTAGACGGTTATACACCTGCTTTAAATCCTTAAGGTTTGTTAAATCACCACGAATATCACCATAATTAACCTTAGGTATGTTCACCCCTGTTTTTTCAATTCGGTTGTTGAATGCCTTTACACGGCCTACTAAACGATTTACCCATAACCGACTTGGCTTCCATACTGCCATTTGCTTTCCCTCCTAGAAAAAGAATAAGTGGGCAACGCCTATTCTTTGCCCACCTCTCCTTTTGAATTATTGATAGTGGAGTATAATATATTTACTCCGCCCAACCCGCTGAATTACACAAGCTCAAGCGTTAATACTCGCATGTTGCCTCTGTTTATTTCCTTTACGCGCACTGTGAGTCCACCGTCCCAGGTATCAGGCGTGCCACAGAAAGCAAGAATAGTGCGCAAAGCATTTACCACTCCATTACTGCCTGTAGTGTATGTCTCACCAGCGGCGTCAATGAGGATTGTGCGGAAACCTTCACGAACCTCATTATCATCATTACTGTACTCTGTACGCTCAATATAGAAGTTCACGATATTGAGCTGGAGATTAACATAGTCAGAAAGTTTATGGTCGGGGCTGTTAAGGCCATTGATAATCGCTTTCTGCTCCTCCCTCGTCTGCGGTACTACTCCCACAAGATTGCTTTCCTCGCTGTGCGGATTGAAAAATCCAAGTTCATTCTTTGCCATGTTTTGACTCCTTTAAATTTATTGAGGGCTTTGCTCATCAGATAGGCCGCCTCTGAGGCCTATGACGTGGGCTATGGGTGACGCCCACGTTTCGCAAATGGTATGTATAAAAGAAGCCATTCCTGTTATCGCATGTGTTTCGGTTGGTACGGCTTACAAACGATAGGTAATAGCTTGTAGGTAATGTCATTTAACTCCCACGCTAAAAGACGGGTCTGATAAATGAAATCTCTTACCTCTTCTTCCGTACCTTCCATAAGAAGCTTGTCTATCTGCGCTTCTCTATCTGCTATTATACCATTGTTGCTTAGCATTGTAAAGAACCTCCTTGTTTATTAACTCTTTAGGGTTAATTACTTTAAACTATTAACTACTATCGGTTTACCCTTTATGAGTTACCCTGATATCAGGGTAACCTTTCTCTTAATTTGCCCTTCTAAGACGTTTTAGGCGGTTACTAGTATGTTTATACTTGCTGTGCTGTGGAACGCCTTATAGCGCCTCTCAGGGCCGTTTGCGGCTGTACTGGACTTTGCCCTTCACTGTGATTGTATTATAACATGCTGGGCTCTCAATTAGTTGCTTTAAAAGAATTAAAAGAAAAATTTTTTGTTGGCATTAGTTGACACTAACTAGGCACTAATTGACAAATGATATTTAACAATGTTGTGAAATCATTTGTTCGATTGGTATATCGATGTTGTGATGTTTTTTATTATCTGGGACGTTGCGGTAATAGTTAATATTTATATTAATATATGATATTTTATTTAAATGGGTAATAATTTTTTTCAAAAAGTACGTGTACCTAAATTATAAATAAGGCTGATATGAACATAATGGAGCATGTGTCCTTATTGCAAGTTGTAAT